GACGTTAAGCAAGATGGAACGAACCATCATGCAGCAAATTTCAGAATCTAGTGATCGAGTTATTCTCTATTCAGCAATGAGACATTTGGTTGTCACAGGCAACGTATTATTGTTTGCTGGGAAGAAGCATTTAAAACTGTACCCACTTAATCGTTTTGTAGTAGACAGAGATGGCAATGGAGAGATATTGCACATCGTCACTAAAGAGCATGTCCACAGATCATTACTACCCAAAGAGTTTCAGAAGTTACCTGATGGAAAGCCTGATATAAATAGTGCTGGAGAAGACGGTGTTAAGCATGGCATAGCTGGTAGCGATGTCGAAGATGCAACTGTGTTCACACACTGTGAATTAAAGGATGGATCACATAAGTGGTATCAAGAATGTGACGGAAAAATTTTACCTAACTCTCATGGTTCTAGTCCTAAAAATATTAGTCCTTGGATTTGTTGTAGATTTAATATCACAGATCAAGAAAGCTACGGTAGATCAAGAGTATCTGAATATCAAGCAGACTTACAAAGTCTAGATGGACTAATGCAAAGCATGGTTGAAGGTAGTGCAAGTATGGCGAAGGTCGTCTTTGCAGTTTCACCAAGCTCAGTCACAAAACCACAGTCCCTAGCTAGAGCTTCTAACGGAGCGATTATATCTGGACGGGCAGATGATGTGAGTGTCATCTCTACAAACAAGCAGTCTGATTTTAGAACTGTCAGAGAGATGATTGAGATACTGACGCAGAGAATATCTGATGCGTTCCTTATCCTCAGTCCTAGACAATCAGAACGAACAACTGCTACAGAAATATCAGCAGTACAACAAGAGTTGAATGAACAACTTTCTGGAGTTTACGGTAACTTAACGATTACTTTATTGACTCCATATTTAAATAGAAAGCTACACATACTTCAGAGAAATAAAGCTATACCACAACTACCTAAAGGATTGATAAGTCCTGTGGTTGTAGCTGGATTGAATAGTCTTGGTCGTCAACAAGACAAGGTAGCTTTGATGGAATTTATGAATACAGTAGCGCAATCGCTAGGTGCGGAAGCGTTAGCTAAATACATAGTTCCTACAGAAGTATTGAAACGACTAGCCGCTGCGTCAGGTATTGAGACATTGAACTTGATTAAAGATCAATCAACAATGGATCAGGAAATGGCACAGATGCAACAGCAACAGACACAAGACACGCTTATGAAACAAGCTGGTCAATTAGCGAAAACACCAATAGCGGAGAAATTATTAAATGGCAACCAACAGCAAGAAGTCCCAGCCATCCAAGGAGATCCAAGCGGAGGAGTCCCCCCAAGCGTCCCCCAAGGTGGAGAAGGTACAGAACAAGCCTAGAGTTACCACAGCGGGAGACTACGAAATAAAAGAAAAAGTAACAAGATCCTTCGGATCAGCAAAAACTACATTTCACTAAACCATGCCGAGTCAAATGATTGATCCTACTGAAAATAATCAGTCGGAAAAAGAAGCAGAAGCTAAAGCTTACGCACAGGGAAAAGCTAACGAAGAAGCATTACAAGCTGACAAAGATGCAACCCTAGAAGCTATTGCAAAAGAGAGCGAAGAACAAAGTCTTATTGATGGTAAATTTAAAAGTCAAGAAGATCTACTAGCTGCTTATAAAGAACTAGAAAAAAAACTACATAAACCAGAAGAGGAGCAAACAGAAGAAGAAGCTCCACAAGAAGAACAGCCAGAAGAATTACCACAGTCTGAACAAAGCATGCAGAAAGCTGCGGATGTGTTTAAAGAGAAAGGCGAACTTACTCCAGAAGTCATCGAAGATTTAGCAAAGATGGACAGTAAGGATTTGGTCAAAGCCTACATGGATTTTTATGGAAAAAATCAGAAGCAAGCTTTACAACAAAATGCAGTAGAAGAAATACATGGTATCGCTGGAGGTGAGCAAGGATACAACGATCTTATGCAATGGGCATCTACCAATCTCCCAGAGAAAGACGTGATGGAATTTAATAAGGTTGCTGAATCTAATAATGCTACAGCTATTAAGTTTGCAGTAGAAGCTTTAAACAATAGGTTCAAAAATTCTGAGGGTTATGAGGGTCAATTAATAACAGGCAAATCACCCACCAACGACGGGCTAAAACCATATCGAAGTCATGCAGAACTTGTGCGTGATATAGGTAATCCTTTATATCATTCTGACCCAGCGTTCAGACAAGATGTGGAACAAAGACTAGCTCGTTCACCCGAACTTTTATAAATACGAATAGTGACAGCTACACAACATTCTTTTCAAGACGGGAAATATTCAGTCCGTCAGGTGGAGGTTGCTAGACAACCTGTTACCGCAAGGCAGTTAGCTGCTGGATCAGCAAGTGCAAATACAGTGCTAACAGCTACCGTGCGCCTAATCAGTGTACGGGCTGTAGGTGCTGACATTAGATATTCCATTGGAACATCAGCTCAGACAGCAACATCATCTAGCCACTTTATAGCTAATGGTGAACGATTAACTTTAGTTGTTCCACAAGGAGCAAACATTGGCGTTAAAAGAAACGCATCTCAAAACGGTACTCTCGAACTCTCAGAACTAGATTAATGGATTGGAACAAAGCAGAACTTCTTAATGGAAGATT